CAGTTCAAAAACGTAGTTTGCCCCTGCGTCGTCACTAAAATACGCGCCGTAAGCAAATACGCAAACGCCGTTTGGAATAACCACGTTGTACACCGTGTACGCCCCAGGGGGGATAATCACGGTGGATTTTCCAGAAGACATAGCGGCATTAAACGCGGTCGAATTAACAGACCCGCTGGCAAACGGGCTTGCGCCGTAGTCTAAAACATTAGCCGCGTCAGCCGCCCTCGTCCCCAATGTCCGAGCAGTCGTTGAACCCGTAGCCGTGATCGGTGTGAGCGATGCGTTCGAGACGCCGGTGCCGCCGTTGGCTGCGGTCAGGGCGGTGGAGAGGGTCAGCGCACCCGTAAAGTGGCCCGTGCCATTCACGTCTAACGAGTAGCCGGGGGTTGTAGTGCCAATACCAACACTTCCAGCAACAGTGACATTCCCAGCAAAGGAAGACGGGCCGATGTTGGCCATGCCGCTATATACGTTGGTGCCATCGGTCCACAGCGGCAGCGACGATCCTTGCGGGACAACCACAGTGGTGCCGGGGGTGCCAACAACCGCAACGGTCAGCGTGTAAGCGCCTGTGGTGGCGTTTAGATAGAACATGCGACGGCTTGCGGCGGGGACAAATACCGTAATGTTGCCGGTCAGCGCGCCCGTAAATTGAATCGTCGGATTGTTGGCCTGATTGCTGACGTTGGTGCCAGTCGGCCACGTCAGGGTGACGTTGCTATTGCCGGCAACCGACAACGACAAGTAACCGTTGACGGCCTGATCGACCTGGGCAAACACGAGGTTGGCCACGGTGCCCCAAGTGTTGTTGTTGTCGCCAGTGCCCTGCAACGAAAGCTGAAGCGTAGGGGTGTATGTGGTGGTCATTTAGCTGCTCCTACGTCCGCTGCGGGGTCGATTGCGGCAATGCCTTTTGGTCAGACCAAGATGCGCCTTGAGCCTTGCGCCGGGCTTCCTCGACTGCCGCGCCGTCCAATAGCTTCATGTATTGGTTTTCCCACGAAGTCGCTTGCATCGGATCGTCCGAGGCCGCGCCTGCATAGTTTTTTTGGTAGCCGGCGATACGAATCATGCAGGCTGCCACGTAAAGGTCAGGCAGATTGGTCAGAAGCCACGTTGTCGGATTGCTTGCGCTGATTTGGGCAGGACGGTAGGTGCCGAAAAACTCCGTCCCGTAAGCTGCATCAGGGGGAGGGCCGACAACAACGCTCTGTTGATCGACCATCGCATAATCAACGGGGATGGTGACCGCAGCAGGGATCGTCCCGTTCGTCGGATACATCATATCCATATAAGCCATAGCTTGGCGCGTCAGCGGGTTGCGAGTGCCCGAAGACGTGGTGCCACCAACCGGCGTGATAATGTTCATGCGCTCAAGCACGATAATTGGATAAGTTAACGCCGACATGGACACGTTTCGGCTGCCCGGCACCAAAGCTGGCCCTGCCTGCGAAATCCGCGTTTCAAGGAAATCTAAATCCCGGTAAATGCGGTTTTCAGCGTAATTGATGATGTCGGGCAGTTCGGTCTGAAAATTGGCGTCCAGATTATTCGTGACCGCCAAATTCAACAGGATCGCGTTAAGCGTGGTCCAGTTCATGTGACCCTCACCTGAATAAGAGAGCCGTTGCGATAAAGCTGGCCAACGGCAACATTACCCGCAGCGGCAGCCGCATCATTCGCATAAGACGCGCTGGACTTCAGGATAGCGCCGATCACTTCAGCCAATTGCGCCGTCGTGTAATTGGCCATCGTTGCGCCAGTGTTGCCGTTGACCGAAGCTAAAATAACTTCGTTGCCGGTCATGGGCAATGTGCCCTGGCCATACTGATTCCAAATGCCGCTGTTGTTTGTGCCCGACATTAAACCGTCCCGCCACTGGTGGAGATTACTACGCCCTTTGTATCACGAATAAGTATATGGCGCGTATCGTAAATTGGCCCGGTTTCCATGGGCCAGCCGGCATCAAGTTCGGGCCGTGGGTTAAAGAACGGCAAGGGATCGGGCGGCGGCACATAAGTGCGCAATTGCGGATTTGGCTTGTCCATGCAGGTTGGGCAAACCAACAAACGCAAATTCTGCAAAGTTGCGCCGGCCCATTGATATTGCCACGACAATTCATCGCGGGAATACTGAGTGCCGCAGCGGTCACACGTTCTTCTTCCAAGAGGGCGTCGGGCGTTTAATCTGATTTTCCCGTGAATGTAACTAAACGCCACTAGCTATTCTCCGGGTTTAAGATTAGCATAACGGGACGGCGTTCGGTTGGAGCCGAATTGCCGTCCCTTACCCTTTGACGATGGAGAGATCGCAAATGGCTGACGCCATAATAGTATGCAAAACCGAAAAATGCCATGGCCGCTCTTATAGGCAAGGGCTTTGCAGTAAGCATTATGATGAATTTAGAAAAAGAGGACTTCCACCCGCCCCTCCAATTACAACAAGACTTTGGGAGCGAGTTGATTGCTCCGGTGGCAGTGATGCTTGTTGGATTTGGGGCGGCGCTAAAAACGATAAAGGCTATGGGCGAATACGGGTGCAACGCAAATTGCATTACGTTCATCGAATTGCGTTGTCTTCCGTCACAGACGCGCCTCCTGGCAAAATGAATGCTTTGCATAAATGCGATAATCCATCGTGCTGTAACCCGAATCATCTTTTTTGGGGAACTCAAAAAGACAATATGGCAGATTGCGCGGCCAAAGGACGCATCAATCCATCTAAGGGAGAACTGTCTGGAAACGCTATTTTGACCGAAAAAGATGTGATTGATATTCGCAAAATGGCATCGCGCGGAATGAGCTATGCCATTTTGGGCAAACGATTCGGCGTTCACAAGCAGACCATACAATCCGTTGTTGTGGGTAAAAATTGGAAGCACATCCCCTACCTTTCGTAGTAGAAGGAAAGCCCCGGCGACATATAGATGTTCACATTTTCGCGCTCTGCCCGCCGGGCGCGCGTGTAAGAACCCTCAATGGTGGTGCCGTTGCCGTTTAACTTTAGCGCCAACGCTTGCGACGCTTGGGGCGAATAAGTTAACGACAACTCAAGCGCCAAGGCGTCCGTGAATGCCATTAGCCAGCGCGGCGGAATGGCCAATTGCGTTTGGTTGGCAAGCACGGCGTCTTGTGATTGCTTGAAGCGGTAATAAAACAGCGTATAGGGGCCGTTGCCGTCAGGAACCGGATACAGGTTAATGCTGGGCGTTAACGTCCGATCAAACCAAAACGTCGTCGGCGGCGCTTGCTGAAGCGGGTTCGGGTAGCTTGCCCATTCGCTGCGGCCAACGCCAAAGATGATCTTGTTGTTGACCTGACCCGAGCCGACATTCGTTTGAATATAGGCGTCAGTCACAATGACGGTATCTGACGGGCAAGTTACCGTTTGTTGGCCTTGCGTCAACGTCACCGACTGAAGGTCAATATCCCACAGCAAAGGCTGATCGTTGGACCAGTCTTGCAGCACCATGTTCGCAGCCATATAGGCGTCGGCAAGGTGTTCCTGAAGAACCGCCGTGCGCCGAACGCCTACGCGGCCAAGTGCATAAACAGCAATTTGGCCGAGCGCAGGATTGAACGATGTGGTGCCGCTGGTAGTAATAACGCTAACTCCTACCGCGAAGATTGACCCTGCAAGACTGTGAAAGTGCAGTTGCCACCTACAGGGCCAACCGAAAAGTTAACGCGGAGAAAGCGCACCGGAAAGTTAATGACACCGATGCCGTTAATGGTTTGGTTGGCCGGCACCACTTGAGTCCAAGTGGGGCTGGCCACCGAGTTAACGTCATCAAGCGTGTATTCCACGCTCCAAGTGCCCGTGGTCGAGCCAAGTCCGTCCACCTTCCACGCAGCGGTTGGAGGCGACTGCATCCAATCGAACGCATACGGCGCTTGCGCCCCAGCGGGAGCGGCGGCGGTGATGGTTTGGACGAACGGAAGGCTCATGAGTTACTTCTTTCCGATCTCGGGATACTTCCGATGCACGGCGGCGCGAACACGCGCTTTTTCCTCGGAAGACCCATGCTGACTTACGCGGGCAAGCGCGTTTCTAGCATGATTTTTGTCTTCGATGGGATAGCGTTCGCCCGGAAGCGCAAAATCTTTCGCCGGCAACTTGTGACGCTGAGCAGCAGTCAAATGACCGCCGCGCTTGCGGCCAGTCAAAGCTTCAGGCTTTACCATGCGCTTGACCATAACCCGATCTTCACGCTCGTCTTCGTGCGCGACGTGGCCACCGCGCTTGCGGCCAGCCGCATTGGCTGCCTCTTGCATTTTAATGCGCGCAATATCACGCATTAAAGCGGCGCGATCCGGGGCTTCTGGACCAGGGGCAATGCGCACGTTCAAATCACGACGGCGCTGTTCAGCGGCGGGATTTTCATCTTCAAGTGCGCTGCCGATGTTGGGGCGCGTTGGTCCGTAAACCGGCATTTCATCTGGCGGCGACGCTTGAGCCGAAAGGGTTTTGGTGGGAAGCGGACCGCCTTTGTCACGCTTAGCCACATGGCCACCGCGTTTACGGGCGTGAACGGCATTCATGGCACCCGGTTCGTCAATGGTCGGACGGGCCGGTTGGTCGTGAATTGCGGCATTGAAATCGCTTTTCGTCGCGCCACCACGGGCGCGACGGTCAAGCCGGGTATGGGCTTTGTGGCCCTCCACGCCGACCAATTTGCGATGCTTTTTGGCTTTAGCGCGGAGGTCCACGAAACTCATGTTAGTCGTCCCGCTTGTCGGTTTTGGTCTGGTCGCGTTCGCCATGCGGAGCGGTCAGCTTGTGAGCCGCAGTCATGGGGGACATGTCGGCACCAACGCCGCCGCCCTGCTTGCGCTTCGGACGGTCCATGCGGTGATGAGCGGCCTTGCCGTCAACGTGCATCGCAGCGTGGTGATGAACCTTGCCGCCATGCTTGCGCTTCGCCATGTGCTTTTTCACATGACCGCCGCGCTTGTGACCGCCATAGCCATCGGCTTCGGCTTCCTTTTCGACTTCCTTGTCGATCCAGCGGTCCTTGCCCTTGGCTTCCCGCTCATCGGCAGCCAATTCCTTGTCTTCCTGACCCTGCGAGGAACCGCCACGAGCGCGGTGATGGGCGCTGTGGTGGCCTTCGTGGTGACCGTGATGTGCTTTCATAACTCTAGCCTCCTAACCGCAGGGCCTTACGCCTGGGCATTACCATACATTGTGACGGCGCTGACGTTCGTGGCAAAGATGATGTCCGAAATGGCCATATCCTGCCCCATATACAGCCGGTTGCCGGTGAAAGCGCCCGTGCTGCTATTGTAACTGCCGTTGGAAGCCGTCGAACCAATACCCGAACCGCCGCCAAAAGCAGAGGTTTGGATGGTCCCACGCACGTCAGCAGTGGTGGTGCTGGAAGCGGTGTAAGTCGCCAACGCAGCGGTCCAGCCCGTCGAGGAAGTCATGGTAGCGCCGGCCCAATAAACCGACAGCAATTCCCATTCGGTCGAACGAAGCGCAAATCCAAACACGTCGCTGGTGCCGACCGAATAAGTGTAGGTGGCATCAGTGAACCCCGGAGTGACCGAGGTAATGTATTTGAACGCTTTGTTGCCGTATTTGGTCAACGCGGTGCCGGGCGCAATAGTAATTGCTTCCGACATTGCCTGACCATAAACGTCGTAACCGCGCACGGTAAACGTGCCGCCAGTGCCGGAGGCGCTGTTGCAAGTGATGACCACGCCACGGCCAATGCTTTGGCGCGGGTCAAGGAGCAGCGTCGGGCCGGAAGCAAGATACGGCAACGCAGCAGTCGGCGCAGCGAACGTGCCTTCGTTGTTCTGCCAAATATTGCCAGTGCCGATACGGGCGCTGAAAGAGGCAGCACTGAACGGCGCGGTCGAAGACATGACCAGCGTGTTCGGGTTGGTCGTGGCCGTCGCTGCGTTGATGCTGACAACGGTGGCCAACCACGGAACCGTGGTGGTCGAAGTTGCGGCGATCACCAGCGGCATGCCCGGCACGAACTGGGTCACGTCCAGCACGGTCACCAACGCCGAGCCAGAAACGACCGTGCCCATGGCAAAGCCGAAATCCAAGCACAGGCCGGGGGTGACAATCGGGCTGCCGTTGACGTAAGTGCCAACGCCACCATTGACGTAGTTTGTCGTCGCCGCAGTCGGCACGATGGGAATGTTGGACACCGCCGCAAAAGACGGCGTGGCCAACGTCATCGTGGTGCCGCTCGTTACCGTGGCAGCCGACGTGATCGCGGTTGCGCTGTGCGCAGCCGGAGCAGCATCAGCCGACATATACAGCGGAGACGCCCACTGAGTAGCGATGACCCCTTTGAACCCACCCGCCTTTTCCTTGTCGAGAAGGAAACGCGGGTCGGGAACGCTAAGGCCATGGTAGAAAACAGAGGGGCCGGCAAGCTGCTCGCCGCCCAGCGCAGCCCCAGCCACGGCGGGCTGAAGACTGGCTAGGGGGCCGTAAGCAACTACAGGGCCGGTATATCCGGTCATCGCCATGTTGGCGCTCCTTCTAAATTAGGCCCAGCTTACGAGACCGGGAAAGTGCCCCAAATGCAACGAGCGTTTTTGTAACCCACATAATAACGCTCATAACCCTTGACCAAGAGGTTGTCCGTGATGTCGTCAACCCACATCGACATTTCAAACTCTTTGCGCTGCAAATAGAGCAAGCCGTCATAGTTGGTCTGGACGAACCACGCGTAAGGCGAGGTCAAGAAGTCCATCACTTCGTAGCCGTCCGGCAGGGAGCCGGTGGCGCGCAAAGCGTTCGCGTCATTGTCGCCAGTGCCCGGACGCAGGGTGGTGTGCCAGAGGCGCGCTGCCACCCATTCGTTCTGCGGATGCACGATCAACCGACGACCGCGCCAAAACGCCTTCAGGCCAGCCTGATCGCGGAATTGGGTGCGGATTTGGGTGATGGCCGACAAGAGCGAGGCTTCGTTGAGCGAAAGCTGCGCGGTAGCCGGCGTGTTCGCCCAGGTGCCGTAATCGTAAGGATGGGAAGCGGAGCAAAGCGCCACGCCGTCGCCGCCGATGGCCGAGTTGTAGACGTTCGCGGTATTGAGGACGTTCGCAGCCTGGATTTCCTTGAACTGCGCGAAAGACTCGTGCAGGCCGAGGTTGGAGGCCGGAAATTCCTGCTCATACAGGTTGTCATCAATGGCTTTGCGGGTGATGGCATAGCCCAAACCAACCTCGAAATGTTCGTGGTTGTAAATGAACCGTTCACCCGCGTTGTTATCCATCGCGGTAGCGCCGCCTTCAAACTTCAGTTCGGCAAGCGCCAAATAGCGATTTTCCGCCGTGCGCTCGACGCCGAGGTTCGATTTGCCTTGCCAGAAGATTTTCGACCACTGGGTCGGAATCTGCTCATATTTGCCTTCGATCCCACGCAGGCCAGGGCGCGTAAGATCGTAAATAGCGGCGACAGAAACAGCCATTGATTAAACTCCTTACGAGTGCCCAGCGGTGGTGCGCATCTCTTGGTTGTTGAAGCCGACCAAGACCCAGTTATATGGAGTCGTCGGATCGGAACCCGGCGATCCAGCCGGCAAGAAGTCGCTGCCAAGCTGAAGGATGCGGAACGGCTGAGTCGAAGTGTTGCCGGCCTGATAAAGATCAAGGTAAGCCGTCGAACGCCCGCTGTTGGTGTTGCCGACGCTGGCCGTGCCGTTGCCGGTGCCGAACGCGAAGTTCGCGGTCATGCCGACATTCGCCAGGGTCGCGGTGTTGCTGGCCGCAGCCGTCGTGTTCGAGTTGGCAACCTGCACCAAGAAGGTGGCATTCGGGTTGCTGATGAGGAACGCCGGAAACGGATCGGCGTTGGCATCGCTGCCCGGCCAATAAGTGTTCTGACGCGGAATTTTGCCGGACGTGCTGTAATATTCGCAGCCGCCCCAAAAAACGCCCGCGATCTGCGTGGTGCCGCTCGGCGCGCTGGACTGAGCAATATAGCCCGAAGTCTGCGTCGTTACCGGGTCGCCCATAAAGATTTGGGTGGTGTTGGTGTAAAGAATCTTGCGCGGGGTGAGGCCAAAGTTCGGGGCCATACCCTGGATAACACCATAGGGGATGAAACCGAAGGGGGCATTCGTGTTTGCCATAGTCGCACTTCTCCATCTGCGATTGCTGAATGACCGGCGCGGTCAAGGGCAATCTCGGATGAGGCGCGATCCCCGGCGCGGGAATAATACGTGTCCGCGTGACACGCATTCCTCGAAATAACACCGCAGCGCGCGGCTGTCGGCATTTAGGAGGCAATTTACGGGTATGTCAATAAGTTTTTGGGAGCGGGAAACGGATTTGAACCGTTGACCTTCTGGTTATGGGCCAGACGAGCTACCAGACTGCTCTATCCCGCATCAAAAACTTTAAAAAAATCCCCCGCGCAATGAAGCGCAGGGGATAAGTTTACAAGGGAGGAAACATGGAACATCAACCACACACCAAAGAGGGAACCACTCCGCTTTGGGTCGTCACACCCCGACAATGTGCATTATCGGGGTGGTGGAGTCAACAGCTATTCGACAGAAAGTGGCTCGATGGAGCGGCTGACTTGCGGACGAACGCCGGGATGCGAACGCGGCCCGGTGCCCATGGGTGCGCGGCCAAGCATTTCCTGGCCGTTGCGTTTTTGCTGTTGAGCCTTGAGGTAAAGCGTCCGATGACGATTGTAACCTTCAGTATCCGGCAGTTCCATCAGCCGCAAACCGTCAACTTCAATCGGCCCCTCGTAACCGGAAGGCGTTTTCCAGCCCGGATGACGACTTGCAGGAACAGAACGCCAGCCATTGCGCTCCGCATTGGCAATAGATTGCTTATCAGGCTGGCCAAACACTTCGGTTCGGTGCCATTGATACATCATGCCGTCAGGCACAAGTTCCGGCGGCACGTCAAACTGGCCAAGATCGGCTTCAGTTTCGCGCATCATCAATTCTTCGTCGGTCAAACGGCGGTGCATGCCCTCGTTAAGCAACGGAGCATGAAGCGCGGCCGCGCGACGTTCGGTGGCCAATTCTTTTTCAATGTCTGCGACATTCATCATGGATGAACGGGGAGGACGGCCCATTTTTTAGCCCCTTTGCTTGTAAGGATTGCCTTGCTTGAACTCGTTGGCGCGATCCATGCGTTGGACTTCAGCCCAATAAGCAACTGGATCGACGCCCATGGTTTTTGCCACGCGAGTCGCTTCAGCCGGAATGAAATTGGAATTGCTGGACCGATTTTGATTGATGTTGCCGGACGAACGTGCCGGCGCAGCCGTTGGGACAGAGCGACCCGACGACTGATTGTTGTTTTGCGTGGTCACACCAGCGGTCCTTTCGACAAAATCAAAATACTCGGGCGAATTTTCGGGGATGTTATTCCCCAAAGCGAGGTTCGCCGCGCCGATAACCCGCGCCTGGAATTGCGGATCGGTGTAATATTTCGGCATACCGGAGGCGTCAGTGTGCTTTTTGATCCAGGCAACCGCTCGGGCGTCAAACCTAGACAAATCCGCCTCGATGCGCTCGGCTTCCGACATTTGGCGCTGTTGCGTTTGCTGAGCAGGCTGCAACAACTGCTGGTTGCGGTTTTGCTCAAGCTGCAACTTGCCGTTTTCAAGCGTTTCAATGCGAGTGGCAACGCGCATCATTTCCGTTTGAAGCTGCGATGCCTTGGCGTAATCCCCGACTTCAAGCGCGCGTGTATGTTCGTTTTGAAGCTGCTCCCCGCGCATCTGCGCCGCTTCAAGCGCATTATTTACCGTCGAAAATTCGAGCGCCGCCTTGTCTTGGTAAACGGCTTGCAGCTTTTCGGATGCAATCCGCTCACGTTCTTGCGCGGCACGAGCAGCATTTAACTGCTGCTGATAACGAGATTCGGTGGTCGTAAGTTGCTCGCGCAATTCCTTGACGGCAACCTGCGGGTCTGACGGGTCGTGCTGGTCCGAATCAAGCACAACGCCGTCGTTTTGGTCGTCGGTTGACTCGGTGGACTGATTTTCTTCATCCATAAGTTATTGCTCCTTAATACACCACGTCAGGACGCGGGATGGACGCCTTGATGCCGCGTTCATTTTCAAACAGGATGCAATCAACGCCATTCAAGCGCAGGCGAATGCCGCCGCCATCGGCACGTCGGAACATCACCCAGTCGCCTTCTTTGGTTTTGTCTTCATCGGTCCACGTCATCATGTCGCTGTCTTCATAGCAACGCGGGCCGAGTTTCAGGATGAGGCCGGTGGTGCCCTGATAAATGTCTTCGTTGGTCACGGACTCGGGCATGATAAGGCTGCCGCCGCCGGCAAACTGCAATTCAGACGGACGAATAAAAACAGCCACCAAAATGCGGTTTAGTTTCATATGAAACTTATCAAGCGCCCATCCAATGCGCTTGCGGATGCGTTCCTTTTCGCCGTCAAACCACTCGTCAGGCTGCTGCATCTTGCCTTCAACGCGGGCTTCAACTTCGATGCCGGGGTCTTTCATGGCGCGGTTGCGCTGTTCACCAATGTGGCGCGGCAAAATAAGATTAGAGGACATAAAGGTCGCTTTCTGGCTTGGTGGCTGTTTCGCCGCCCTGGTTAATCTCTTGCTGGGCTTGGGACAAAAATTCCCGCGCCATTTTTAGTCCTTGAATTTTGCCCACCATTTCGCGGTAGGCTTCCAAGGTGGTTGGTGACCCACTGGCCACCGCCACAGATAGCCGTTCCTCTTGCTCACGCAGCAATTGGGAAAGGCGCTTAACTAAATGCTGGTCCCCGTAAGTTAGGGAGCGTCCCGCATAGGACGCCCCCACTTCCCGGTTGGGTGACCACACGCTCGGATCGAGCGATGTTTTCATTCTTCAACCATGTGTTGTTCGCGCTTGGCGGCGCGGGATTTTTCCAAACGTCCTTCGCCAGAGGACGCACCGGCCATCATTTTAACCATGCCACCGCGTTTCAGGCCGGGCGGTTTCGGCGGCATTCCTGGGCCGGGCGGCATACCCGGCGGCATAGAACCCGGCATTGGCGGTTTCCCCATGCCCATCGGCATTCCGCCCGGAGGCATCCCACCCGGAGGCATTGCACCCGGCATCGGGGGAGCGCCAGCACCAAGGCCAGCCGGCGGAATCGGCGGATGCGGAGGCATCGCAGCGCCCGAAGCGCCGCCGCCCTGGTTGCCCGGCGGCACAATCACATTGATGCTGACGCCCGGCTTGTGTTTGGTCTTGCCCCCACGGGCGCGACGGTCCACGCGCTGCTTGGGCGCATAACCTTCAACGGCAGCGCCGCCATGGCGAAGCTTCAGCTTGGTATGTTTGCCTTTGTGTTCATGGGTTTCATGCTCATGGACGGCTTTGGCAACCAAGTTTTTGACGCCGGACAGGGAAGCAATTTTGCCTCCCTTGGCGGCAGTGCAGGCGGCACGCATTTCCTTAAACTTAGACATTGACTACTCCTGTGCGTTCGGCGGCGGTGCTGGATTGTTGTCGGCCTTGCCCGCCAAGCCGGCGGCTGCAAGCGAGTGGTTATCGTGATGAGCGGCTTGCTCATGCTGCAATCGTAGCCGGGCCGTTTCTTCGCGTGTTGTGTCAATAGCAAGCTGGGCATGGCGGTCGGCTGCACGATCTTGGCTTTCCATAATAGCCTCGTGCGCCCGCAATTTCATATCATTACCTACATTCTGAGACTCAGCCGTTGCTTTTTGGGCTTCAGCTTGACTCAAAGCTGCGGAACTTTGCGCTTTGGCCATGGCCGCTTGAGCAGTCATGGTCGCCGCTTGGGCTTTGGTTTGCGCCGCAGCAACCAAGCCAGGATCTTGAGTATGGCCAGCCGACGCTTGCGCGGCTTGCGCTTCCTGCTGCATCTGCTGTTCGGTTTTCAACAAGCCAGCCGGGTTGGCAACGCCGATGCCGCGAAGCAACCACTCTGCCGTGTCGCGGATTTTGAACACGGTTGGCGCAGCTTGTGCGAATTGGAACACCGCCAAACGCTGCATCACACGATGCAGGTGAGAAGGCGTGTTGGGATCGGCAGCCGGCACAATATCCACGTCATTTAATGCGGCCAAAAACTCGG